TGCCATTAATTGTGCCTGTAAACAAGTAAGAATGATTGATTCCATAGATGAACGATCCGTTCCGAGTCGGCTTACTTCCGTCTGGTTTTCCAGATGAACGTAGAGGCATTATACCTCGTTACGATAATTTATACAAGTTTTTTTGTAAAATGTGATACACTTTTAAAAAACTTTAAGAACTCAAAATTTTGCCGGGAAATTTTCCCCCGATCCTAGGAATCACTTCCGCTTTTTGGTTTTGGGTGCTTGATAACCCCAGGTCTTTGGATTGATTGTGCCGAATCCAAAGTCAATGCTCTTCAAGTTCTCACGAAACTTATCCCAATACATATCAAACAATTTGCTTCTGCTACCTTTGGTCAGATCAAAACAAACTCTATCATCTACAAGATACTTCACGATATAAGCATCTCTAGGTGCTTCTTTGGTGCAGACTTCGGCATACGAACCATTCTCAACGAGAATCTCACAACCGTAACGAGTCTTACAGGTTTCTTTTTCTGATGATGTCCAATGGTCCATATGCTTTTCTATACTTTGATCTTTCTCAATTACCTCACGACTCACGAACGATTACCCCACTGAATATCGGGATATGCCTCCATTACGACTTCTTTTGTAAGGTTATATTTGTCCGAAAGTTTCTTGTCTTTGATCAGGCAAAGGATCTCTGATTCCAGTGGATGAAGTCCTTCTAGAATATTGATGAACATTGTCTCACGACGAATGTTATTCAGAGCATCATTACCACCTTTAACAAAGTGATACAGGTTCACATACTCTCTACGAAGTGTGGTATGTCCCTGCTTATCAGTTGCTCCAAGAGAGAATGATCCAGTCTCGTGCATTCTACGAATCTCTTCGGTGATCTTCGTAGAAAGACTGCCACTATAAGAAGTCTGATCAGCATATCCAGAATAAGGAACTGGTCCCTCTGGAAGAACTGAAATCACAGTCTCATCAAAGTTCCAGAGCAGAATCACCTTCAGTGAAATGTGCTCATATTTTTTGAGAACTTCTACCTTCTTAACATTAGATCTTTGCTTTGATACAAGGTCTAGAACCTCAAAAGCAAAAGGATTGGTAGGTAGTTCTGGAATTGGAGTGACCTTAACAGTCTTGGGAGTTGTTTTGGTCTTAGTCTTCGTCGTCGTCGTTGTCATAATTTTCGTCGTCAAAATAATCTGGATTAAATGAAATAGCTAAAACTTCATCGGGAATTACATTACCATTCTGATCATAGAATTCTGGATGTAACTTTGGAATTTCCCGATAGTTCATCATATATTCTCTTGCCACCCAACCTGCCATTACTCCCACTATAAGAAACAATACTGTTAGAAAGGAACCAAAAACTAAACTAACTGCGAGCATTTCTTTTACCTCGGGAAACTACTTTTCTTTTCCTTGACTTAAAGGAAAACTCAAAATAGATGGTTACTTCCCGATTCAGAAAGCAAACCATCTTCTCAAAGATGATGTGGAACGGTTGAGTTTGCTTTCTTTTTCCTCCATTAAGTATAAGTTCAACGCCACGATTAAAGTGGTCTTCATTTTTATTTATGTCAGGACTTGATAATTTGTTGTTCCTTGAGGAATTTGATTGTGTCAACGGATCCTCCTAATTTCTGGTCATCACAAACGACCTGTGGGAAAGTAGAACCCTCACCAAACTCGGCATAGAATTCTTCTTTAGTAAAATGTTCTCCTAAATTATAAACCACAAAGCTATTTCCTGTCAATTCAAGAACTTGTTTAACCTTGTAGCAATATGGGCAATCCTCTTTTGAGTAGACTGTGAAATTCATAAGGCATTGAGATTTATAGTAATTTATAATAGAAAAAAAGGAGGGTATAAAACCCTCCCCATTATACCACCAACTCACCTCTCCCACCACAGAGAAGTGGTCTTCATTCCCAAAGTTACAAGGATGTTGAAGACTTGAATATTATAAGGGATTCTGAGTCAGGTGTCAAGTAGGTGGTTCTCCCTCTGGTTTTGGATGTTTTGCTTTTACCGCTTCCACCATCTGAACCCATTTACCATTCTCCAAATTACCAGACTTGATATCATCATAGAGAAGGTTCAGTTGGTCTTTCCAATCTCCATACTCCGTTTCACGATTACGGGCATAGAGATAGTAATTATAAACTTCTACATCCTTTTGAATTTGTGCTTCTACTTCTTCCCATTCGGGTGGTTCAGATCCGTGTGGACATTCCCAACGAGTAAAAGTCCTGTTATATAAGTCAAATTTAGCATCAGGGCGAAGATATTTAATAGCAGTATCTACGCCAGGCAATCTCGGTGCATTTTTCATTTCAAGTTTCTCCTAAAAAATTATAAGTGTTTTATCACTCTGCTGCTGGTGCTTCTGGGGTAACGAGATCCCACTCACCGTTCTCTTCGTCCCACTGGTATCTTGAACCAGCAGCGACTTCTGCTTCGGTCAGTTCAGGAGCAGGACCAACAGGTGATTCCCAGTCGGCAGTTTCGTTGTTCAGAACCCAAGACTCAAAAGGCTTTGGTGCGACGAAGGCATCCAGTCCAGCATTGAATGAGTAACCAACGCCAGCATAACGCTTTCTGATGCTGCTATTATAAGAGGTCTGAACCCACTTACCACCTAGAAGCTTCTTACAGAAAGCAATGCCTAGAATCTCATCCTCTTCACCAGTGTGAGGATCGGTAATATCTTTGTTGTCTACTACAATGACTTGTGTAACTATGTTGTTTTCGTCAAGTTTAGCAAAGTGTGCCATAAGTCTTTATTCGTGAATATAATAAATGAATGGTATGCTTTATTTATTATCAAGAATAGGTAACTTTTAAATCTTTTATAAAAAACAAAAGACTTAATCTGTTATCAACAAATTTGTTTATTCCGTGAGGTATGGTGGCATCATATAATATCATCTTATTAAACTTATTCTCAAATTCATAAACTAATTTATATTTTCCATCTTCATTTTTGTAAAGTGATGTTCCAGAATGTTTATCTGGGTTTTCATTTAAATATATAACTCCTGCGTATAAAACATCAACATCTTGATGAATTACTTGTATTTCTGGGATATTATCATCAGAATTAACCAATGAAAAATAAGAAGACACTCTCCAATCACAACTTTCAACTTTAGAAAAATCAATTAAATGTGAAATGACACCATAACATAAACTTTCAAAAAATTCTGGATAGATGTTGTGTAATTGTAAACTTCGTTTTCCAGCATATCTTCCCACAGAGATAGTTTCTGGATGTTTATCAAAAGTATAAAATTCTAAATTTTTTGAAAGATCTAAAATTGTTTGTGGATTTTCAAAAAAGTTTTCAACTTCAAGATAGTTCATTAACTAGGATAAGCAATGATAACAATACCAGATCCACCAGCACCAGAAGTAATTGGAGCGTTTGAGTTACTAACCCCACCTCCTCCACCACCAGTAGAAGCAGATGCATTAGTAGCACTAGTGCCATTGGTTCCAGGAGTTCCACCACCAGCACCTCCTGCTCCTGGACTTCCTCCACTTCCTCCTCCACCACCAGCATAAGTTACTGATACTCCAGAAATAGATGATGCTGTTCCAGCCCCACCAGCGCCTCCCTGATTACCAGAACCACCCCCTCCATTAGCACTTGCTCCACCGCCACCACCAGCTCCAGTATTAGGACCATTAGGACTACCAGGGTTGTGTCCAAGACCACCATTATTTCCTTGTGGTGGTGATGTTGGTGGGGTATTTCCAAGACCACCAGGCCAATTATTTCCAGCACCACCACCACCAGATCCACCAGGAGTACCAGGACTAAGCCCAGGACTACCAGGACCACCATTTCCTCCTCCTGCTCCACCACCTCCTGTGCTAGTTATTGTTGAAAATACTGATGGCGATCCAGGTCCTCCACCATTTGGAGATGAAACACGAGCTCCACCGGCACCAACAGTAACTGGATAAACACCTGGAGAAACACTTACAGGCAATCCAGTTCCTGTTCTAAATCCTCCTGCACCACCGCCAGCACCAGTTTCCCAAAGACCAGGTGTTGATGCCCCACCAGCTCCACCACCAGCAACTACAAGGTAGTCAACGGAAGTTAATGAGGGGTTAGTGATTCTAAAAGTTCCAGAACCAATAAAAGTATGAATTGTTTTATCTGCTACCTGTGTAATAGAACCACCGGTTGCTTTAATACCTGAATCTTGAAATCCAATATCTAACCAGATGTTACTATTATAAACTTGAACTGTTCCTGTTGACGAATTAAATATTAAACTTCCAGTAGCAGTTCCAATACCAGCATTACGTCCAGTAGTTGTTGTGGCACCTAGACCAACACCAGTACTACTAATAAACTTATTACCAACAGTAATACTATTACCAACGGCAACGACGATATCATCAGAAAAAGTAACGTTAGTGTCATTGAAAGTAACGGTACTTAATCCACTTCGGTTTTGTATTTGATTTACGCGAACTTCAGAAGCCATTATGGTTTTTTAGGTATTTATTAAGTTATTAATACCCAACCTTTTGTAGTATCTGATTGATACAACTCTTCATCCCATTGATAATAAGATCCTAATATCTTTTCCTCTTCAGTTAATTGTGGTTGAGGAATTGGAGCATCCCACATACCAGTTGTAGTATTCAGTGTCCAAGAATCACAACCTTCTGGTTTTGCTGGATGGAAGATATCGTGCTCTGAATTATAATACCAACCAATACCAGGATAGTTAGCACGGAAAGCTGGTTTGCCACTTGGTTCATTCGTTTCAGCATCATAATGAATACCAGCACGACTATTATAAGAACACTGTTTCCAGTTCTCGTGCCCGTGATGTTTTACAAGGTGCTCTACACCAATCTCTTCTTTTTCAATGCCGCCACGAGTCATAGCATCAACAGTATCCATTGCTAAAACAGCAAGAACAATATTGTCAATTCCTATTTTTGCGAAATGTGCCATCTTTATAACTACGGTTGTGGTCCTTCTGGTTTGGGATGAGTTGTTTTAACTGCCTCAATCGCAGTCATCCAGGTTCCATTATTTAGGTTTCCTGTTTTTAAATCGTGATAAAGCATATCCAATTGATCCTTTACACTTGGATAGTCTTTTTCACGATTTCTTTCGTAGAGATAATAATTATAAATCTCTACTTCTCTTACAACTTCTTCTTGGATTTCTTCCCAGGTCGGTGGTTCTCTACCTTCATCATCTTCCCACCCAACAAAAGTGGTATTTGATAAATCCCAACGAGCACCAGGACGAAGAGTATTAATTGCGGTATCTACACCAGGAACAGGGTATTGGATACCCTTAAACTTTCTATAAGCCATAAAGTATCAAATAAGTAATATACGGGAGTATTTATTAAATCTGATAAGAATACCATCCAGTAGCAATATATTTTATTTCAGTTTTACTAATTATTCCATGATGGATATGTGTAAAAAATGCTGGCCATATTACTAACCTACCAGATCTTGCTTCTACATCAAGATCGTATGAAGGAAATCTAGTTTGCCCCCCATCGGTAACAGTGTTTAAGTAGCACATCCAAGCAAGAACTCTATGATTAGTTTGAGTACTACCAGATTCGCAGTGAATATCATGATATCCTTGATTAGGAAAATATCTTTGTATATTAAAGTCATTTGTTATAGACCAAGGAGCAATTTTATCACTTTCATAATATTCATTTCGATATTTTTGTGTTGCCACACCCAAGTATTTAATAAGATCATCATATAAAGGTACAGATTCATCTAAAAACTGACAATACAAATCTGTAGAGTCTTTTATAGTTGTGTCAATTTGTTTAGATGTTTCAGTCCCACCGGTACCAATATGAGTAACACCCTGAACTTTATCTGGACTATTTTCAAAATGGCGAATTAAATCTACACACAATTGAATAGGTACAACATCATCATATATTCCAATAAAGTTTTTCATATAAATGTAGAGACAATTACGATTCTTCTATCTTTTATAGGAGGACGATGATGGTGTTCTCCTTTTAACACAATAACGTCATCCTCTTTGGATAAAAATTTCTCTTTTTCAACAACAGTTTCTCCACCATTTGGATCTGTCAAGTATAATATTAAATTTGAGTGAGGAAAATAATGATCCACATGGGGAACAGACATCCTATTTGTTTCTGTTGGATGTGTACAGTTTGCACAAATTCTATAAAAAACTTGAGGAGTAATGTTATTATGTTTCAAAATTTCTACAAGTACTGTATGAACTAAATCAATTTTATTTGAATTTACTCTAGAATAAAAACTATTTTCAGTATAGTCTGGCCTATCTAAAAATATATGAGAATAATATCCAAAATCATCATATCCTTTAGTATCTAAATTACAAGTACTTTGAGAAACCCAATGCCAGGGAAATCCACTTCCCAACATTAAATTTTTTAATTCTTTAAACTTTTCAGTTTTTGGATTATTTAAAATTTTAATCATAAAATAAAACAACAAATAATTATTAATTTTAACACAATAAATTTAACTTGTTAGGTAAGCAATTACAACAACACCAGATCCACCAGAAGCGCCAGCTCCACCATTTCCACCACCACCTCCTCCGCCGCCTCCAGTATTTGCTGTTCCAGCAGTTCCAGGTGGTCCAGAGGTTCCACTTGGTCCTCCACCACCAGATCCTCCAGTATTAGAAGCTGGATTGAAATGTGCTGAACCAGCTCCACCACCTGCATAAAATACTGATGAACCAGTAATAGAAGAGGGAAGTCCATTTCCTCCAGCTCCACCTTGAGAACTATTTGTAGTTCCACCACCTGCGGCACCAGCACCACCTCCACCACCAGCAGCTCTTGGAGATCCATCTCCAGTGTTTCCAACACCTCCAGGATTTCCTTCTCCAGGAACTCCAGTTCCAGCCGACTGTCCAACAGATGATCCTCCTCCAGATCCGCCAGGAGCACCAGAAGCATTTGAATTACAACCTCCTCCGCCTCCTGATGAAGATACCTGTGATCCAAATGAAGATCCACTACCATTGGATGCTTGTCCACCTGAACCTGGAGGACCACCAGATCCACCGCCGCCAACAGTAACTGTATATGGACCTGGGTTCATATACAATGATCCAGTTTTCATTCCACCAGCACCACCCCCACCACCAGCATTAGTTCCACCTCCACCTCCGCCAGAAACTACAAGATATTCTGCAAGTCTACTACCTTGATTCACCGTAAAAGTGCCTGGTCCATTAAATGTATAAACGGTGTGTCCACTTCTAGATGTGGTAGATGATGAAAATGAACCAGTAGCACTAACATTAAAAACATTAGAAAGTGATTGCCACTGAGTTCCATCATAAAATTCAAGAGCAGTAGTTGTTGAGTTATAAATTATGGTTCCAGTAGCAGTTCCAACACCAGCGTTACGTCCTGTTGTCGTTGTAGTTCCAATGCCAACACCAGCATTACTAATAAACTTATTACCAACAGTAACCGACGAAGTTGCCGTAATCGTACTAACACCAGAAATACTGTTGAAATTAATGATTGCCATCTATCTTATAATAAGACTTCCAGTTTTGAATATTTATACGACGACCCAAACTCCATCAATTCCCAAAGATCCATTTACAGTCACTGGACCTGCCATCAGACCATTAAACGCCGTACCAATATAATGATTGCCGTTCAGAGTATTATCCATCACCACCATTCCGTTTGAAATATAAAGTCCCTGGAATGAGTTACCGACACCAGTGAGTGCTGTTCTATTTAATGTTGTCGTATTAATTCCAACTTCACTCGTCGTTGAAATACCAGCAGCAGAAGTTTCCCAGAAGATATTACCAATGGTTCCCTGTACACCCTGTATCCCCTGAGTTCCCTGAATACCTTGTCGTCCCTGAATACCTTGAATACCTTGTGTTCCAGTAGCACCCTGAGTACCAGTTGCTCCTTGTGTTCCAGTAGCACCCTGAGTACCAGTTGCTCCTTGTGTTCCAGTTATACCTTGTCGTCCCTGAATGCCTTGAATACCCTGAGTACCCTGAGTACCAGTAGTTCCTTGAATACCTTGAATACCTTGAGTGCCTTGTGCTCCGGTAATTCCCTGAATGCCTTGAGTTCCTCTATCACCTGCTCTTGAGAAAGCAACAGCCAATGTGTCACTATTTGCAGGTAAAGATCCAGAAACATAAGTTACAGTGATCTTATAATATCCTGTTGCGACAGTAACGGCAGTGACTGTAAAAATATTGGTGACTGTTCCAGCAGGTGCTCTTGATTGTATGACAAGAGTTCCTTCTCCAGTGGTATTTGTTGAATCATCCCAAGTATCATACCAAGCAGTCTGAGTAACGCTATTTGAATCTGTATTATCAATGAATATTTGCGTTACTGATCCTATGGCAGCATTATTATATCGGATGACACCTGTTCCAGGATCAGAATCAGTCGTTGTTGTGCTGAATGTATAAGGAACACCACCTCTCTGACCATCGGCACCTATTGTTCCGTTAAAACCTTGAAGTCCTTGAATACCCTGAATACCTTGGGTTCCTTGTGTACCTTGTGTACCTTGTGTTCCAGTAGTTCCTTGAATACCTTGAACTCCTTGGATACCCTGAGTTCCTTGGACACCCTGAGTACCCTGGACTCCTTGAATACCCTGAGTACCTTGGATTCCTTGAGTTCCTTGAATTCCCTGTGTACCTTGTGTTCCTTGAGTGCCTTGAGTTCCTTGAGTACCTAGTATTCCTTGAGTTCCTTGAACACCTTGTGTACCCTGGACTCCTTGAGTACCTTGAGTTCCTTGGACACCAGTGACACCTTGTACGCCCGTGTTAATTCTTACCCAAGAGTTGCCATTAAACTGCCAAGTCGTATCGTTGGCGACGTATGTATCGTTTACAGCAGGATTATTGGGAAAATTAAGGGCTGCCATTATGTGTTTTTAGTTATTTATTCTGGCTTTGGATACTTATCTTTGATTGCCTGAATTTGTGCTGCCATTTCTGGTGGGAAAACTATAGATTATCCAATATCATAATTAATAATGTCTACAGCAGATCCTCCAGACGAAGCATTTCCAGGTATCTCCCAACAAACTACAGTAGATCCAGACTGTTGATTCCTGGTATCATCATGGCGGTTAGGATTAATGACATCAACATCCCTATTTGCACTATTATCTTCTGGAGACCATCCAAAAAGAATAACGACAGGACCTCTTCCAACTCCAGTAATTCCTCTAAATGGTTCGTTGTATGTTGCTGACCAATTATGATCCGTATATTTTTCATTAATACCGAATATTGGAGTTAATATTCTAAATCCCTGACCAGTAGTATTCCCTTGCGAACAAGGAGATACACCAACTTTATAAGGAATGCTATTTACAGTCAACCATGAATATGTTCCATCATTAGTGTTTCCCCATCCAGGAACTACCATATCAATGATAAGAGTTGAGTCATCCCATTCTTTAAAAAAATTCCATACAAGACCAGAACCCATATCTTCATTATATCTGGATGAGGTGGGCGTAGTCATCCTGAAAGAATTATAAGCACAAGAAGCATTGCTTATAGATCCAGGAATATTTACAGGTTGGTTTGATTTTCCTACAATTTTATTAGCTCTTAATGTGCTCATAATTTGGGATACTTATCTTTTATGGTTTTTACAGCATCATAAAATCCATCAACTTTAGGTAAAACACCATCATCCATAGCGTGCCATAAAGCATCTAGTTGCTCTGTAATGGATGGATATTCGTTTGATCTATATCTAGCATAAACCGTCGTTTCAAATTCTGTTTTAAGTCTTTCAAATTCTGACATAACCTCACTTTCAGTTGGTGGATTATCTACTTTCCAATTAGTAATATTTTCATATTCATCGTCACCAACTAAAGAATAATTTCCTCTTCCCACCAAATTATCTAATGCCTTAAGGAAAAAAGATTCTCTTTTAGCATTCAATTCAGTTTCTGGAGATTTTACTTTTTGTCCAAATAAAAAAGTTTCTCTCATTGTGCTACCTCGTAAATTACTATGCTTGTTGCTGTTCTCCAGTTTCTACCATCATCATTTCTATCAGGATTAATTATATTAACTGGACGAGCCGCGGCTCCGTTAGCAGTAGACCAACCAAAACTAAATGTCTTTGACCCACTCGTATTTATAGTTGTATAAATCTGTAAAAGTGTGATAAAAGAAGCAGCTCCTGTTGCGGTAGTAGCGTTACCAGATATTCCCGTATAATTTGTACTTCCAGAAATATCTGTATAATAAAAATCTCCATCAGTATCACCACTTGTTGTTGGTATCATTCCATCTATAATTAAAATAGAAGAACTTTCTCTTTTAGTAAAACTAAAACTAAACAACGAAGTACTAGCAGTAGAACTAGTAACAGATCTAGCTCTATTCATATAAAAACTAGTTTTTATGACTGATCCTACTATATTGGGAGAAGTTGCTGTGGTTCTTTGTTCTATTCTATTTAAATATACTGTGCTCATTTTATCCTACTGAATTAACTGCTACTTCAAAAATAATAAAAGGACTTCCTTGTTGTCTATTTCTAGAATCATCTGTACTATTTGGTTGATAAACGTTCATTGGTTTATTAGAACTATTATCTCTACTTCTAACTCCCCTATAATATGTATGAGATCCTGCCGTTACACCATAAAATGATTGTAACCATACAGCATTATTTCCAGAGTTTCTTTGCGAACTTTCTTGTTCCATTACACCAAGAGTTGAGTACCATCCAGTAGATTGCGAATCAATATAACCATTAAAATAATGACCAGTATTGTTGTCAGTATGTCCTGATATAAGACCTTTAATAACTAAGTAACTATCATCTGGTCCCTTTTCTTTAGTAAACGCAATACTATCTAATGTAAAATTAGATCCAGTAGAAGGAACGTTTCTAGTCGTATTTGTACTATGAGTCACTTTAATAATATGCCCAGGAATAATAGGATAATTTCCACCACTGGCATTTTGTACTGTATCTATTTTTAATATTGTCATTTTTTTACTCTATTTATTAATTTATACAAGGGTCCAACTAGCACCCGAGTTAACCGTAACCGTGACGCCAGAGTTGACCGTTATGGGTCCAATACTCATTTCATTATAAGTCGTTGTGACCGTGTAGTTAGATGCGATAGTCGTCGTGTTACGGAAGAATGGAACAGTCTCAGCATTGAATCCATTATAAGCACTAATCGTTCCACTGGTCTGTAAGTTACCAGTTGATGGATTAATCTGAAATGCTTGTGATGTAGTTCTTACACTTGCGGTTTGATTAGAACCTGCTGCCGCAACAAACACTGGATAGAATGTTGAGTTGGTTGTAACAGCAGTCGCATTAATGGTCGTAGAAGGACCAGAAATACCTTGAATACCCTGAGTACCAGTAGTTCCTTGTGCTCCAGTTGTTCCTTGAGTACCAAAAGAACCTTGAGTACCTTGAGATCCAGTCGCACCTTGAGCACCTGTAATTCCTTGTGCTCCAGTCGTACCTTGTGTTCCCAAAATACCTTGAATACCTTGAGTCCCCTGAACACCTTGAGTACCTTGAACGCCTTGTGTTCCTAGAATACCTTGAATACCCTGTGTTCCCTGAACTCCTTGAGTACCCTGAACCCCTTGAGTTCCTTGTGTACCTTGTGTACCTTGAGTTCCTAAAGTTCCCTGAACACCTTGTGGACCAGCAGAAGCAAAAGTCGTAATATCAACAATTTCACCACCAGAAGCAGCAGTCGTCAGAACAACAGCAGTTCCACTTGTCGCAGTGTATTCGGCAGGAGTCAGACGAACACCATTGACATAAACATCAATGTCTGTTCCATCGGCATAAGTCGCACTGAATGATGTCTGACCATTCGTAGCAGTGTAATTATATTCTGTTCTACTAAAGTTAGTTCCTTGGACACCTTGAATACCTTGTGTTCCTTGAGTACCTTGAGTACCCTGAACACCTTGAGTACCCTGAGTGCCTTGCGTACCAGTGATTCCTTGAATGCCTTGTATTCCTTGAGCACCTTGAGTTCCCTGAATACCTTGAATGCCTTGAGTACCCTGTGTTCCCTGAACTCCTTGAACACCTTGAGTACCCTGAACACCTTGCGTACCTTGTGTTCCTTTGTCACCAGTTCTTGCGAAGGTAATAATGACATCCTCGTTATTTGAGAATGATGAAGCACTAGCAGTACTGATACCACAAGGAACCGTAAAATATCCAGTGTTTTCTAGACTTGCTCCAATGATTGCAAAGAGAGCAAAGTCTGATGGATTGGTTCTATTTGAAATCTTAAAGTGACCCTTGATCGTAGAGGTAGAGTCATCAATGGACCTTAAGTAGTCCTGAATATCAGTTCCATTGTCATCCTGGTCATCAATATAAAGTTCAAAAGCACTGGATACTAAAGCATTGTTTAATTTAAGTCTTCCAATACCAGGGTCTGAACTTGTGGTATTGCTGTCAAAAGTATAGTCAAATGTGGCACCACCAAAGTTTCCTTCTGTTCCTTGAACACCCTGAACACCTTGTCTACCCTGAACACCTTGAGTTCCTTGAACACCCTGTACTCCCTGAATACCTTGAGTGCCTTGAATTCCCTGTATGCCTTGTACACCTTGGACACCTTGAGTGCCTTGTGCTCCAGGGTCAGGTATTCTTATCCAGCTGCTTCCGTTCCACTGCCATCTTTTACCATTGGCATTGTAAAGTTGGTTTAAAGACGGACTAGTTGGAAAGTCTAATGCTGCCATTATGTGTTTTTAATTATTTATTATAATAGTTAAAGGTCACTTGGATAGGGAAATCTGTTCTTAATTTCTTCAACTTTTGCTTCCCATTCTTCTTTAGTTACTTCCCCACGAAGCATTTTAAACGCCAATGGATCTGCTTCTTTAGTATAAGCATCAGCACGATTTTGTTGTGCTCTTTTAAGTTCTACTTCTTTTAATTTTTCTTGATTTATTTTAATTTGCATTACATTTCTCCCTACTCAAATTTTGTTGATAAACCACCAACACCATCAGTTAATTCTGCTTCATCAATTTCCCACGCCTCTTGAGAAATATTGAGTGGCAAATCTGATCTATCAACAATTTTAAATGGTTTCCCTGCTGGAACATCTTTAACAGCAATTTCCATAATTGAATGACTTCTCAAACAATCTGGTGTTGGAAGTAGTACAGCAGGAACACCATCATCTTGTAGGTAAATTACAACTTGATCCATAATTCTATATTAATTTTAAGGTATTTATATTTTAACTATCTCATTACCGCAACACTTACAACTGGAGGGTCATAATAATTGGCAGCATTTCCAGTACTGACCGTAATAGTTGATGTAGATCTGGTCCCAGCATACCATTCCCCGCCGCCAGGTAATGTATCAGAAGGGGCTCTTACAGAAACTAAAACTGAATAATTATTATCAGAAAGTGAACTACTAAAATTTACATTATATTGTCCTGTACCAACTCTACCTATACTTGAAACATTACCACTCGCACGAATACTTAAGTTTGTTCCATCAAAAGCAACCCAAGCACGACATCCATAAGCAACAAAAGCAGACCCATAACCATTATTAAACCTAAAGGTGGTTCCATCAAATGTTAAGTTACTAGAACTTGTTGCTGACCCACCAGAACGATATAAAACTTGACCATCAGTTCCACCTGTAGGTCCAGTGATTCCTTGAGTACCTTGAGTACCTTGCCTACCCTGTATTCCTTGAGAACCTGTTGACCCTGCAGTTCCTTGTGTTCCTGTTGATCCTTGAGTACCTTGAGAACCAGTAGATCCCTGTGTACCCGTAGCACCTTGAGCACCGGTAGTTCCTTGAGAACCAGTTGCTCCTTGTGCTCCAGTTAAACCCTGAATACCTTGAGTTCCTTGTGTTCCTGTTATTCCTTGAATTCCTTGAGTACCGGTAGTACCTTGTGCTCCCTGAATACCAGCGGAAGAACCACCCCAAGTACCATCAGCACGAATTGCTTGGACGGCACCAACAAACAATCCGCCAGAAGTAATTCTAACAGTTGTAGCGATACCTACGTTCCTAGTGGTATCATCTACGTTAACAAAAGAACCAAATTGCGACAGTTCTCTATTATTAGCCATCCGCCATCAAATAGTTTTAGTTATTTATTCAGTATCAAAAAAGAACATATGAAACAGTCTTGAATCATACTTATCATAACCAAAATATTTAGAAGCAGTGTGAGGGCACTTGGCATCCCATATTACCAGACGATTGAAAACATTCGCAACAACATCAATATGGTCCCAAGGTGTAGGGTCCAGATGTTTGTTTGCCCAGATTACATCAGATCCTTCTGTATTCACATGACGAATACCAGTCTTCTTATGAGCAAGCAAGGAAGTGCCACACTCATAAGGAGCACCTGGTGTGAGATAGACAGTCGCTGCCCAAGTCTGAGCATCAGCGTGATAGACCAGAGCATCTTCACAAGTACAATGCTGAAAGCGTCCACACATACCGTGAGTCTCCATCCAGTTACTGATTTTCAGTCCCATAATGCTCTCAAATGCTTCTTTGGTTCCAGGAATTTCAAACTGATCTTCAGTTCTTCTACCACGATGATAGTCACTGAAATTAAAGTCTTGAGTTAGAGCAAACTCACGAACCGCCATTGGGTCCTGATAGAAATTATCAATGACCCAAAGTGTTGGGCTTGGTTGCGAATTAATCGTTTGATTGTCTAGTGTATATCTCACGGTTCTACAGCGTTTTCACAAAGACGGCAAAGTTCAAAGCACTGATTATTCTCAGGAACAATGTCCCCATAATCTTGCTCATAAAGATTTCCAAGAATATGCTTCAGACCATAATCCATACAACACAGAGAGACATCTCCGTTGGGTAGCATTACATTATGATACATCTTCTCAAGGCAACCACAAGTCATTTGTTTTTCTCCGTGATTGGCAATCTTCCATTCTGCTTTTCTTTCAAGCAGTTCAGGCTTCATAATCATTTCACCCACAAGATTACCTGCTCTTGACCACATATCATAAACAGGAGCAGTTGGAAATACGTGGTGCACATCTTCGTGAACCGTACCCATACACATTGTGGTGAAGTTATGAATCTGATTTTGAATCTTACCAATGTGCTCAATTACTTCAATATAACGCTTGGTAATTGGGTGCTTTGCTTTACGCTCTTGATCTGGAAGATGAAGTGTAAAGCAACCATTTGGATTTCCAGCAAAAGGAATATGTTTAATTCTTTCAATGTCTTCAATACTCATACCAATTCCAGTCGTAAAGATTGAAATTGGATGACCCTTTTCGTGAGCATAAAGAACCATATCGGTACACTGCTTATTCAACCAAGGCTCAGTAAACCCAGCAAAGGTGACTCTGACCTCTTGTGGGAGTTTATCTACTGCCTTCTTGAAGTTATCAAGAGTCATAAAACGCTCGCCCTTGTAGGACTTCTGAAGCGTTCTCTGTGGGCAGAAGACGCAATCAACTACACAACCATTTTGAGTATCAATGGATGTGGTAAATTCCATTGTAGGTGCGGTAGAGTTTCTCCAACGATCCTTTCCACCAAAACGATTATCAATATAAAGATTGATAGTCGTATAGTAATCTAAGAACCAAGCACCATTATCAGTACCATAAAGATGCTGCTTGATATTTACATAATCAGCAGAATAAATTTCATAGTTTGGAAGTGCTTTCAGATAAGTGTCTCTGAAATGACGAAACTTTTCTTTGAGTTCTGGTGTGCCCAGATGAAACTCACCAGCAATCTTCTTCACATTATTCTTGACCCAAGAAAGATTCTCATCATTGAAAATATCATACTCACCACCTTCACAATCAGTCTTTAGAAAATCAATCTGTGAGATATTGTTTTCTTTTACAAAGGTGCTGAACTTAACCGAAGGGGCAGTCTGAAGATTTTCTTCTTCACAAGTTTCAAGTAGAGTCTCATTGAACAAACCAGCAGTCTCATACTCACCATCAACTGAACCGATGGCTTTGTTTACACAGACTACATTGTCGTCAGATACATTTCCCACCAGAGTTTGATAAAGTTCTGAGTGTGGTTCAAAGCAATAAATCTTACCTGGTTTTTGATCCTTAATATAATGTGTAAAGGGACCAGCACTTGCTCCCACATCAAAGACAATATCTCCTTCTTCTACCTTGAAGAACTTCTGATAGACATTATCAATGAAGACTTCTTTCTCTACAGTCTTGCGGAACCATTCATTCTCTGCGGCAATACCCCAATCAAAGTCACGATACTTCTTAGGCAGATAGACATTATGAAGACCCTTTGAAGTCTCAGTCAGTCGTTGAAGATTGTTTTCAACTGCCTGCTTGTGAATCTCATCCAGTTCATAATTCTCTAGCAAATCTTCAAGCAGGTTACGACTTTCGTGGCACAGACCAACCCACCAAGAAGAGACTGCCTTCTCAAATAGAATCCCATAGAATCCAGGATATTCTACATTCAGAATCAGTGGTTCTGGGTTTTGTTCTGCTACCTTTTCACCAATTGAAGCGATCAAATAGGCATCGTGATAGTTCTCTTCTCTCTCATAGAAACGACTCATCAGAAAGTATCCTTCTGGACGCTTTGGTTGAATCGCAAGAGCGTGTTGAAAAAGTCCCTTAACTGTGGTGTTTCGGCATCCTTGTACACTGAAGCAAAGTCCAGCACGAAGAATACACTGATACTTAATTAAATCTGATTGAGATCTTTCTGCGGTTCTCAAATAATAAGAAACAGCAGAAGCAGACTGACCAAGATTGTCGTAATAAGTTCCAAGATAAAAGTTATTTTCTGGACTCTCTGGATCTTGAATAAACTTATGAAGCAAATTTTGTAGATTATAATCAATCATTCAGAAATTCCTCTAGTACACTATCATCAAATTTAAGCAGATAAGCAGCGTTATCTTGAAAACCAAACGTCATCAACATACTACCATTATGTATAGCAAGACCAACGCAGAACTCTACGTGCCCACCCGTAATGAAAAATTTCTTAGACCACTTCTGTAAGTTGAAGTTCTTATCCCAAAACAGAACTCGGTGATAATACACTGCGTCCTTACGACCGACTTCACTGTTAAACAAATCAACTTCGTGAGTGATTGCGACATAACCGTTCTTCCAAGGAATGACTTGCGAACCACCTCTTGGATAACCATCAATTGGTTTAGATTCTCCAGTAAAGATTTGCTTTGAAGTTCCAGTCTTTGGATCTACCTTTACGACTTCTGTAGGATTACTCCACTTAATATAATGATATGGTTTATCCAGAATCGGCATCCAATTCTTTTCACAATAGGAATTAGGATCCAGTGGTGGTTGAATTCTGACTTGTGAAACTTGCTTTACAGTATTAGAATCTACAACAATCTCACACAACTCCATACGACCAGTGCCTACGGTGTCCTCATCTCTACGAACACCCGACAGATAAAGTTTACCATCCCAACGGAAGATACGAGCGTCTTCTAGACCCACAAAGTCCCACAGTTCTTTATCAGGAAATGCAGAAGTATCTACCTGACAATACCGTTTAATCTCATAGGCATCATTGAGTTCCAGATAATAGTTCCAGGTTCTTAGGTGAATATCATTCTCTGGATGAACATACGTCAGAGGACCATATGGATGCTGAAATAACTT